TGCACATATACATACAGAATGTGACATGTCTTGTGTTGGGTATTTGAAATTACCACCTGAAATAGATAAAGAGTGGGAAGAAGATTACAAAGACCATTATCCTTGTAAAGGTCATATAGAATTTTTACATGGGCAGTCAGGTAAAATGCATACACATACTTTTCTTGTTAAGCCTAATGTAGGAGATTTTTTTCTGTTTCCTTCTGATTTAATTCACATGGTATACCCTTTTTATTCTGAAGGAGAAAGACGATCTTTTAGTATGAATATAAGCATTATTCAAGAAAAGCTAGATGATAATGGAAAACCTATAGAAACTATAAGAGACAACAAAGAAGACCTAAGCCACAGAGCTCAAAAATGGAAGCTTGACCCTTTAGGTACATAATAGTATACTGCTTCAACCTTTTTAGGAGAAAAACATGGAGCCACAGATAATAGCACTACTTTTAAGTAGGGAAAACTTTGAAAAGGCAAAAGCCTTAGTTACCAAAGATATGTTTGATAAGAAATATAAAACTATCTTTGATGCGATAATGCACTATCATACCAAGTATGAGGGAGATTTATCGAAAGACAATTTATTTTTAGTACATAGGAATTTATATCCTGCTATGCCAGACTCTACCAGAGAATCTGTAGAGGAGGCTATAAAAAACATACCTGAAGCCGTTGATGGTGATCCTCAGTTTGTATTAGACACACTGACTGAGTTTTGGCGAAGAGAGATGGCTCGTAAGGTAGGAGAAACAGCAATCGATATATGGAATGGTGAGTCTACAAATTTTGGTGACTTACGCCAGATGGTAGATCAAATAATAAATCAGGATTCTGCTACAGGCATATTATCGATGCAGAGAGAAGAAACAGATGTAGAGACATTGTTTCAGGAGTTTGATGAAGACCCTGATTTTCCATTCCCACTAACAACACTACATGATGAAGTATCAGGAACCTATAGAGGTAATCTAGGGATTATCTTTGCTCGCCCTGAAAGTGGTAAGTCATCTTTCTGTGCTTTCCTATCTGCCGAAGCTTTACGCAGAGGTCATAGAGTTGGTTACATAATGAATGAAGAGACAGCTAAAAGAATGAAAGCTAGAATATTAACTGCCTACTTTAATGTTCACAAAGATAACTACGAAGATAGCCTAGAAGAAATGAAAGAAGTCTACAAAAGAGAGATAGAAGAAAAGCTATACATTATGGATTCTGTAGGCTCAGACATAGCAGAGATAGATCAGTTTGCAAAATTAAATAAAATTGATATACTGTTTGTTGATCAGCTAGACAAAGTTAAGATAGGTGGTGAATTTAGCAGAGGTGATGAGAGATTGAAAGAGCTGTATGTAAACGCCAGAGAGATAGCCAAAAGAAATTTCTGCATGGTGTGGGCTGTATCTCAAGCTAGTTATGATGCTCATGGTAGGCAATTACTAGACTTTGCTATGCTTGATGGTTCTAAGACAGGAAAAGCTGGTGAAGCAGATATTATTATAGGTATAGGCAAAAATCCTGGCGAAGATGATGATACTAGATTTTTAAATGTATCTAAGAATAAGATATCAGGTTGGCATGGTCATGTTGTCTGTGAGATAGATAAGTTAACAGGGAGGTACTACGAATGATTTTAACATTAGATGTAGAAACTACCTTCATAAAAACAGACAAAGGCTCTGATCCTTCTCCATACGCTGAGGGCAATCAGCTAGTGTCAGTAGGATTTAAAGAAGACGATAAGCCTGTTGAGTATGTATGGTTTTACCATGCAGATAGACCGCCTACAGAAAACAATATGCAGATAGTGCAAGACGCATTAGATAGAACAGATGTTTTGCTAGGTCATAATATTAAGTTTGATTTACAGTGGCTGTTTGCTACTGGTTTTAAATACAGTGGTGCAGTTTATGATACTATGGTTTTTGATTATGTCTGGGCAAGAGGAGTCAAGGTGCCTTTAAGTCTTGATGAATGTTGTCGTAGACATCAGACTCCTACAAAAAAGAAAAAAGGTATATTAGAAAAGTACTTGCAAGATGGTATGGGTTTTGATATAATACCGCATGAAATAGTAGAAGAATATGGAATAGCTGATGTGCAGTCTACCTATGAGGTAGCTTTAAGTCAGTCAAAACAAGAGGGTAAAAGCATTGAGCAAATTGCAGCCTACACTGTGCCTGTCTTTTGAGGTAACGAGAGTCTTAGCAGAGATGGAAAAGGATGGTATCAAGATAGATCGCCAAGCCTTAAACAAAGTTAAGCATGAGTATACTTTAGAAGCTAATGAGCTAGAGAAATATCTTAACGAAGAGATTAAGAGAGTTATGGGTGATACACCTATTAATCTTGCTAGTCCAGAAGATAGATCAAAACTATTATTTAGTAGAGGTGTTAAGAACAAGAAGACTTGGGCACAAACATTTAATCTTGGATATGAGGTTAGAGGTAACGCAAGAAAGCCTAAGCGTAGAACTCCTATGTCAGATGCTCAGTTTAAAAGAGCAGTGGCTAATAACACTATAATACAATACAGGACAGAAGCTACTAGATGCACTGTTTGCAGTGGTTATGGAAGAGTGTCTAAGAAAAGAAAAGATGGCACATGGGGTAAGGCTAGATACATATGTAAATCTTGTGAGGGTGTAGGTATAAAGTATATGCCTACTAATCAGATAGCAGGATTTAAACTATCGCCTATAAGTATTATGTCTTGCAGTACGCAAGGTTTTAAAACAGATGCAGATGCATTATCCCTATATAGGGAAAGAGGTAACGAACAAGCATTTACTTTTATAGAACGCTACCTAAGATATAATGCAATAAAAACCTACCTTAAAACTTTTGTAGAAGGTATAGAAAAGAATTTAGATTACAATGATCGCATACATCCCCAGTTTATGCAGTGTGTAACAAGCACTGGTCGTTTGTCATCTAGGAGTCCTAACTTCCAAA